CTTGAAAGTCGAGAAGGTGCTTTGCGTCAACTTGGTGAGGAATTCCCAGACGAAAAGCTAGAAGAAATTAGATCCGAACTTATTTCGGATGCAAAGGCAGATGGAGCTATCCAATTGGTGAAGAACCAGATTGCAGCTTCAATTGCCTCATTAACCGGCATACTTCCAGGGGGGGAGGCTCCTCCAGGAGCTACTCCAGGAGACGGAGTTGGACCTGGTCCATTCGGTCAACCGGGGGTCATAAGCCCTATGGAAGGCGCTGTGTTAGAAGAGCTTGCTCAGGTTCAAGCTGAATTAGTAACCGAAGCTTATGGCACTAAGATGCCGCAGCGTCGTACACCTGATTCAGATAAGCCAGAGTAGCTTTAGGCAGACAAACTATAAAAAATTTGCCAGCCTACTACCACCAATAAATCCGCAGGTCATCGTGGCACTAAATCGGACAACGACCTCCAAAACCTAAGGGACAATCATGGCAGAAACAACGAATATCGTTGATGCCCCGGCAGTTCAAGAAGCATTCTTGGCTGACGTTCCAGCAGCAACGGAAAGTAAAGCAGAACCCGTAATTGATCAAGTTACGGAAAAAACATATACCGAAGTAGATTTGAAGAAGGTTCGTGAGCAGGAGAAATCCAAGCTTTACCCTCAAATTGATTCGCTTAAAGAAGAGCTCACCTTGCTTAAGAAGGAACGAGAAGAGCGATTGGCAGAAGCAGAACGTGCAAAGGCTGAAGCAGAGGCTGAAGCAAAGCGCAAAGCTGAGTCAGAAATGGATGTACGCCAACTTCTTGAAGCTAAGGAAAAAGAGTGGGCGCAAAAGCTCGAAGAAGAAAAACTAGAGCGTGAACGCACATTTGCACTACTCCAACGAGAGCGTCAGTATGCAGAACTCACTGAGTATCGCAATCGCCGCCTCGAAGAAGAGCGGGACAACATCATCCCAGAGCTCGTAGACCTAATCTCAGGAAATACTCCTGATGAGATTGAAAATAGTATTACAGGGTTGCGTGAAAGATCTTCACGGATTCTGGAATCGGCGCAATCTGCTATGCAGACTGCACGCAAAGAAATGACTGGCAGCCGGGTAACCGCGCCGCCTACCGGACCGATGGACACTAATTTGGAGCAAAATCAGTTAACGGCAGAACAAATCTCTGCCATGTCGGTTACCGAATACGCAAAACACAGATCTAAGCTTCTTGGAAAAGCAGCTAACGATCGAAATAAGGGAATCTTCGGATAGTAAATCCCCAATAACAACTTAATAACTAAGGAGAAAACCGACTATGGCATCAGCCGTAACAGGTACCGGCAATTTAGCTGCCGCACCTACAGCGTACTCTGGCTCTAACAGCCAGCTAACGCAAGCAATCCAGACGATCTGGTCTAAGGAAATTCTTTTCCAGTCGATGCCAATCCTCCGCTTCGAACAGTTCGCTGTTAAGAAGACAGAGCTTGGCGTTGCACCTGGTCTCCAGATCAACTTTATGCGTTATAACAACCTTGGTTTTGCAGGAGCACTTGTTGAAGGTGTTCGTATGCAGACCAATGCATTGACAGCACAGCAGTTCTCAATCACAGTCGCAGAGCATGGCTATGCAATTGCTGTTTCTGAACTTCTACTCAATGCATCATTCGATGACGTGATGGCTTCTGCTTCACGTCTTCTTGGCCGTAACATGGCCCTTTATCTCGATGGCCAGGCTCGTGACACCCTCATGGCAGCGTCTTCCGTTATTTACGGTTATGATCGTTCTGCTAACGTTGCTGTTAACGACTGGTATACAAACGGTACAGTAGGTACTTCACGTGCTTCTCTTACCGGTAACTTCAACCTTACAACCGCTGTTGTTAAGGACGCTGTCGAGACACTATCAACCAAGAACATTCCACGGCTTGGCGAGACCTACGTGGCATTCGTTCACCCACACCAGAGCCGTAAGCTTCGTGACCTCCCAGAGTTCATTGAGGTAACTAAGTACGCTGCTCCTGGTAACTTCATGCTCGGTGAAATCGGCCGTCTATATGACACAGTATTCATTGAGACCACTCAGATTGAGAAGGTCACAAATGGTGCTGGTGCTGGTTACACTACCGACACTGCAGTAGCTGCAGGCTCAATTGTTTACCCAACTGGTGGAGGTTATACATCTCCAGTAACAAAGACTGGTAACGGTAACAAGGATCGCTATACAGCTATCTTCATCGGTGACAATGCATTTGGTCACGCGATCTCACTTCCAGTCGAACTCCGCGATGGCGGTATTCTTGACTTCGGCCGTGAGCACGCTCTTGCTTGGTATGCTATCTACGGTCTTGGTCTTATTACTGACCAGTCTGTAGTCTTGGCAGAAACCAACTAATTTAAGCAACACATGGGGGCGGGGAAACCCGCCCCCACTTAAAACCTATAGGAGAACAATAATCGTGGCAAAAGCAAAAGTAACTGACGTCACTGGACGTCAACGCGAAGAGCAACTAAAAGCTCACGCAGAAGAACTAGCACAACGTGCTAATGAGATGTCTATGGCAACTGCTACCGCAGCAGCTCGTCTTGAGACTGAAGTGGTAGATGTAAGTAAAAACCCAGATACACCAACAGTAATTGATGAGATTGAATCTGTAGGAGTCAGCATGGCTGATGATACGCAGATCGTTCGTTTGGCAGAAGATCTAGAGCACGTAACTATCGGCGTAGGAAAGCACTATTCCTTTAAAGCTGGACAAAAGTACAAAGTGCCTAAGCATGTGGCACAACACCTTCAAGAAAAGGGTTATTTGTACGAACGTCTCTAGTCTAATATAAGAGTGCCCACTCCGACGAAGACACGCCCTCCTAGTCGGAGTGGGTCTTTATTTACCCTGTATATTTTCGGTCTCTTTGAGATTATAGGTTGCCGGTTTTATTGGATAGATACGAGGACAAGTGGCGACGTTATCAGGACTTAGTGATCGTCTACGGGTAGAGATAGGCGATATAAACAGGACCTTTGTCGAAGAATTTCGTGGAGACGGGGTTAACAAGCGTTTTCAGCTTACCGAAGCTCCAGTAAATGCTACTTCCCTATCTATCAAAGTAAATGGAGTTGAAGTATCAAACGCAGCTAGTGTTGAAGAAGTTATGGGTATGGTCACTTTAGGGTCAATACCTCCAGTAGACGCATCCGTGGTTATTTCCGGAATTGCACATAAATATTTTACAGATGCTGAAATTCAATATTATGTTAATACCGCGTTTGTAGAGCATTCAGCTCGTGCTACAGATAGCAGCGGTTCTAGAGTAACCATAGCTACTATGGCAGGTATTGATGAATATCCGGTGGTGCTTTTAGCGTCAACTATGGCTTTATATACCTTAGCCACTGACTCAGCATTTGATATTGATATTATTTCTCCGGATGGGGTTTCTATCCCTCGTTCAGAACGTTTTAGGCAGCTTTCAGACATTATTGCGCAACGCAAAGAACAATACCGTGAACTCTCTATGTTGCTTGGAACTGGTCTTTATAAAATCGACGTGTTTAATTTACGTCGTATTAGTCGTCGTACAAACCGTTACGTACCTATCTATCGTCCACAAGAAATAGATGACGGATCACTTCCACAACGTGTATATCTGGCTATGCCAGATTACGGAGATATTACTCCTGCAAGCCCCGTAGTAAACAGA